TCAGTTGTTTATACGTCCTATGTTTTCAAGTACTTCGTCGATGAAAAGCGAACGATAGTGCGGACATTCCAGTACACCCTTTTCTTTCGCTTCCCGGTATACCTTGGAGAACAGTTTTGCTTTCTCCTTGTCGGTGGTCGGCAACTCATCTATGGGAGTGGCAAGGAACCGACACCCCCAGCCTTTGCAGGTAGGGGTGAGTTGGCAATAGTCTGTTCCTTCACAAGTGGACGCACATTGAGATATTATGGTTTTCATTTGTCTAATTTTACAGCTATACCTTCAATGATATATTGGTCTTTATTTAAATTTTTCCCTTTAAGGTTTATGATAGCATTAGCTCCAAAAGTTTTTGCTTTTTCTACTAACCTATCTACCATATATTCAGGCGATGCAATGGCATAATCCGCAAATGTATTAGGGTCTCCCTGCTTGATTATTATTAGTCCATCGGTATCACTAGATTTTCCTGGCTTTCCTGCTGAAAAAATGATTGAAATCTCAGAAATTGGAGTGTAGCTCAGGGATGAAGGAACGGCATTTGATGGGTAAATATAGAAACCTTCATTTACATATTTGGTGTAGTCATTTACATACGTCTTTTCTGAATATCTCATAGAGGTGCATGAACTCATAAAGGCTATAATAGCCCCCAAAAATAGCTTTCTCATATATTGTGTTGGTTTAAAATTATAATCTCATATTACGTTCGACCACCTTTATTACATTGTATATCTCTACCACATCGTCAAGGTTAACCGTATAGTCATTAAATAACTCATTGAGTGAATGGCAGGTGATATTACCTTTATCATCTTGGGCCGTGATTTGCTTGATGGATATTCCTTTTGTCCGATGTACAATAACGAAATACCAGTCGTTGATATGAAGTTTGGGAAGCCAAAGGTCACGTCTTACCTCCCTTGCTAAAACCTTGTCACCATCGCAGATGGCAAGCCTGCTGTTGTCATCCATACTGTCACCTTCTGCTTCAAATATGCGGTATTTTCCGTGATAGGTCTTATCTACGATTACCGGCATTGTGGGCAAGGTGTCTATATATTCGGTATCTCCATATCCGGCGAGATAACCACATTGTGCTTTGATGTGTATAACGGGCACATTCATGTAGCTTAAATCATCAACTGGACGGGCATTGGAATGGTACGTTTGTGATGAAGTATCGGTAAGCATGTTTCCTTCACCAGTTAATAACCAAGAAGGATTTATAGTGGGAAGTTTAGATGTAATTTTCTCAATAACACTTCTTCCAATTCCTCGTTTTCCACTAACCCAACCACTGGTAGTAGAAGTCTTTTCTCCCATGAAATTCGCAAACTCGATATTGCTATCATTGAAGAATGCTTTTCGTATTTCTTTGATTCGTTCAAAAACTTCCATATTCGCAATAATGCTTCTTTTAAATTCGCAATATTGTTAATTATTGCTAAGCATGCGAATATTTATCTTTTAAAATTCGCATAATTCGCAAAAGTGCGTATCTTTGCAACATCAACGTCAACAACGACTACAAAATAATGAAAAATAGTTGAGTTGGCAAAATTAAAGTAATACCTAAAAAGGAGTAGTTCTTTGATTTATTGATGTTGCAAATTTAAAAAGGGGTAGTATTTCTACCACCCTTTCAGTTCTTAACCTCTATGGGTTCGTTCTGACGGCTGTCTATTTGAAAGGATGCAATAATTACAGACTTGCAAGCCACTTCTTGCCTGATTTGGTGAATGTCCATAGGTAAATACCGCCTACTATTGCTACTCCTACTGCGAAAACGAATATTAATACTTCCATACTATTTTAATATTTTGTTTGCCAGCAATGCCGACAATACGGTTAATACTATTCCAAACATAGCAACGAGCCACATTGTTGCGTTTTGGGTGTCAGAGAACAAAGGTAGTGTAATTCCTATGACCAACCCAGCGAAAGAAAGTTTGGATAAGTCGAAGAAATATCCTGCGAGTTTGTCTCGTCTAGTCTTATCTTTTTCTTTCCGTTCTTGCTTTACTGCTTGTTGTTCGCTCCAGTTCCCCATAGTTATTTCTTTGAAAGGTTCTCGATGGTACGTTGCTGGCTCTCTATGACGGAGAACAGGCGTTCGTTGGTGATGGGGGTTGGTACTTCTGATTGTCTTGGTAATGAAATTCCAATCAATTCTGATAGGTCTATATTCGTTGCCTTAGATATAATCATCACCTCTTCTACGCTACGCTTCATTAAGTCGTCATATCGTGGCATATTGTTGGGGTGAATACCTAAGGCATCGGATACAACTTTATAGGCTATTCCCTTTTCTTTCAGCAATTCTCTTAAGGTCATACAATCATATTATATTTTATTAACTAATAAATATATCATAATTGATTGTTATAATCAAAAATGATAGTATATTTGCAACGTCAACAACGACAACAGCAGCAAAGATGCGAAGTTTGAGTGAGATAACCAAAAAAACAACATACCTAAAAAGGAGTAAGACAATGAAAAAGTACGATTTACACAAGATTATGAAAGCGGCTCACGAGATATACAGAAAGTATTTCAAGCTATACCAGCTTACTCACGGTGTACAGACTTTCGGTGATTGCTTGAAACTCGCTTGGGCTAACGAAAAGAAACGTGTTGCTGATGAAGAAGCGAGAAAGGCTGAGAAAGAAGTAATGAAAGCAGCTTTGGTACGACCGGAAAGAAGAAGTTCTTATGATTACTGCAACGCTCCAGCTTCAGCTTACTACAATCAGAACAGCAAAGGAGCCTTCGGTTCCCGTTACGTAGGCGATTAAGATAATTATTCGCAGAAAAGGCAGCTACATATACCATGCAGAACAGCTGTACGCTTAACATGAATACTTGCGCAAGTGGCGTGCAAAGCCTTGCATGGGCGAATTGAAAGATTCTCCGTCCGGTCATTGAGCCTACCCTTTGATGGGAGACGGAGAACGAGATGGAGATTGCCCTAAGTAATCCGTTCCAGAAAGCGATACTGGCGCTTACCCTCAATCCCAGCATAGAGGACGCGAGAGATACCCGGAGTAGCAAGAATTTGCGACGATGTCTGAATGGAAGTTCAGAACGAGCGAAAGATTTGCAACGGTGCGAAATAAGAAGCCGACATGCCCCGAACGGTCATGCAGCGAAGTACAGTAGCTGATAACTCCGGTGGGAAGAGCAGAGAGAGCTTATCGGGGCACGAATATTAATCGAAAATAGAGAGAATATGAATGAAATAATAGATTACATTAAGGATTCACCAATCGAGTATGCGATTGATGCCTTGTCTGTAAATTATGTGATACAGACTATTGTTCAAATGGTACTGTTCCCCTTTGTGCTATACTTTTGTTGGAGGGTTTTTAAAAAGATACTTCGTAACATGAAATAATTAACAGAAACTCCTTACAATAGTATATGTAACCAATACGATGATAAACAGCAGGAATGAAACATACGAACATCCTTCACAGAATACGAAGATTTTTCTTTTTGGTATGCTTTCATATACGTAAGCTTGACCGTGCGGTAATTCCCCGTTATGATATTTTCTTAGGTATTCCCGATAGGTGCGCACAGCTTGATTGCTCAACACTCTATTCTCGTATAAAGATATTCCAGAGAAAAGGATACAGAGTGCATTTACGCATATTGCAGTCACAAGGAGAAGCTTGTTGCAAAGACTGTCCTCTGAAGGACTGCTTAAAGAAATGATTACTGCAAAGGTGGTTGAAGCTACCATTAAAAGTGTTGTTTGTATTTTGAATACCCATTCTGTTCGTTCATCCAGAGAACGCATGTAGAGTCTGATTAGATTTCTTTCACTACTCATGCTTACTTAATTTTAAATGTGGCAATGCAAAGTTAAGTAAATCTCCCGAATAAAGCGTGATGCCGCCAATCGGATTGGCTCGGGAGAGCTCAAATACTAATCATTAAAATTTTATAGCGATGAAAAAGCGAATAATCACAGAAAACTACACTCCGGCTTTGAGAGATATGGAGGTAGGGGAAGTTCTAACTTTTCCGGTTAAGGCGTATAATTCCATAAAGGGGACAATTATCCCCCGATTGAGATTGGAGTTCTGCGTTGAGGATGCTGACTGGAAAGTAGGGGAGGTTGACAAGAGGAAAGGTATTTTTGATGTGGAAAGGGTCGCATGATGATTTCCCTTTCTCCTACGGAACTGCTTGTCGCGAATGAGTACTGCAAGGGGCTTGCCGACAAGGAGGTGGCGGGCAATCTGAATAAATCGGTTTGGACTGTCAAGACCCAGAAAAGAACGATATACCGGAAGTTGGGTATTTCCAAAGATACGGAACTGCTTCTGTATATGATTTGCGATAGGCTTAAGCGTGATTTTGATTTGAAGGAATTACGCAGACACGGGCTTGAATTCCTATTCTCCATTCTATTCTTATTGATGCAGGTCACTTGCAATGATATTGATTTACGGAGAATGAGAATACCATCACGGGTACGGACAGCTATGCGATATATAAGGACTGGCCGAAAGAATAATAACGACTTTATTTTTTAACGGTATGATATACGAAGTGAATGGTGATTTACGCAGTTCCATGTTGATTGACGGGACAGCGGAGGCGAGATTGGCAGACATCCTCACTATTATGGATTCTCGCACTTTTCCAAAGAGAGAATCTGAAAAAATAGTAGGAGGTCCGGGCAGGTTAAGAGTGTTGGTAAATACTCAAAGAGTGAGAGTTGAGTATAAATCTAATGGGAGAAGCTATTACAATGCTTCGGATGTGTTGAGCTTTGCAAAAGTAAGAAAGGGAAAGAACAATGAAAAGAAGAATCATTATAAACGTGCTACTGCTTAACGTATTGGCACTACCATGTTTATTGATGTTTAATGATGTAGACTCGGTAACGGGAGACTGGAATTATGGTATAAACCTTTTTGGCCTTGTGTATTCGTATTGGTTTTATCACAATGTCCTGAAAAAGGTGTTCAAGATATAGACCTCAGCGGAGGAAGTGTTTCACACATAATTAGATTGATTTAGAATTAGACATGGGAGTTGTCTCTACTCGTGAGAGCAGGGACAGACACGGGTAATTAGCTCAGCTTGGTAGAGCGGTACATGTAGTTAGTATTGGTAATTTGTCATGGTATTGTTTAAAGGTTTCATGTACAGGTCGCGGCGTTCAAATCCCGCATTGTCCACAAGCTTTTTATTGTTTAATCTATAATTCCGTTGTAAAGGACAACGTGAGGTGAGAGTCCTCATTTAAGTTTTTATTTTGCTTTTGTTTTAAGTGACTATCCCGGTGTGGCTTGACCGCCTATCCGGGAGCAACTTTGTTGACCTGCCTGCCCAGTCTGTGAAGATATGGTAGGCAAATATGGGCGTTCGGTGTAATGGCTAACACAACTCATTTGAGGAGATTGGCGGTTCGAGTCCGTCAACGTCCACAATCCAAGAGAGGGTTATTTAGTAGTTTTGTCGTGTTTTATTTTTTGTTTGTGTTTCAAGGTGAACGGTTTGTGAAAATAGTTCATCTATTCTGGGAACGTAGCTCAGTGGATAGAGCACTGTGTATGGTGGAAGGTTGAGAGTTCGATTCTCTCAAGTAGATTCTTAGCTTAATGGGAGAGCACCACAAGCGGCGGTCGGTGGTTCGAATCCATCCGTTTCTACAAGCCTTTATGAGAGAAAATCCGCTTTTAGTCCGAGAGTAGGGCGAAGATAGCGCAGGGAATCATCCGCGCGGCATCGGTTAGCCGTTGACTCTATCTGAAAGGTAATGCGAAATCGGATAGGATTAGGAGTATTTGTCGTTTGCGCCCCGGAGAATACGCTTCGGGGCTTTCCTTTGGCTATTTTTTTATTAACCACTTTAATATTTTCTATTATGGGACTTATCAAAAGACCTAACGAGCTGACCGTTAAGACTACCTTGTCAGCACTGATTTACGGCCAACCTGGCATGGGAAAAGCCCAACCACTGTATTGCAATATTCTAACGCCAACTGGATTCAAGAAGTTGTCTGATTTATCCGTCGGCGATGAAGTTATGGGGCATGACGGAAAGGTGCAGAAAGTTCTTGGCATCTATCCGCAGGGGATAAGGCCGGTGTATCGGATTATGACTAATGATTCTGCAATAACCTATTGTGATGAAGAACATATATGGACAGTGAGGTCAAGTACAGGCAATAGCCGAAAGGCGGGATTCAAAAATGTGACTTTAAAGGAAATGATAGCGAAAGGTATCTCTTGTCCTTTGTCTCCTTCCAGACAATCAACAACAAGAAAGGCAATACCTCGTTATGAGATTCCCGTTGCAGAAGCTATGGATTATCCGGAAAAGGAGTATGAAGTAAACCCGTATATTTTGGGTGTTTTAATTGGTGACGGCTCTTTGACTGGCAACGTTGCTATGTTTTCCAATCCTGATATGGATAATCAAATATTGGAAGAAGTCAAGATGCTGTTACCTAGTGTATATTCTATTCGGAAGAATGAAGCTCCGCAGTGCCCACAATATAGTATTGTTCTTCGGGGTAATGGTGAAGGGTATATTCAGAAGATAAAACGTTTAGGATTGAACGTTCATTCCGGAGATAAGTTTATACCTTCTGAATACAAGCTCGGAAGTCGTGAGCAGAGATTGGCCTTGTTACGCGGGTTAATGGATACTGACGGGCATGCAAACAAGAATAGAGTCAGTTTCTCAACATCAAGCCGAATACTTGCGGATGATTTTGTTCATCTTGTCCTTTCCTTGGGGGGAATCGCTAAAGCAGTAGGTTATCCAAGAGAAGACAAGGGGATTGAATATAGAGTTACCGTTAACATGAGCGAATGCCCATTCACGTTAGAACGGAAGGCTGCGCAATGGAAACCTGTCACCCCGTCAAGATATATAATTGATGCAGAAAAGATAGAGGATTCTGAATGTGTTTGTATCAAAGTGTCGAATGAAGACGAACTGTATATAACAGATGACTTTATTGTAACACATAATACCACTCTTGCATTATCGGCTCCCAATCCGGTATTGTTCGATTATGACGGCGGTATTCACCGTGTCAATGCCGCCCATCGTGTACCGACCGTCCAGATTACAAGCTGGGACGAGACGAACCAGGTACTTTCGTCCGAAGAAATCAAGGAGTTTTCCACTATTGTGATTGATACTGCCGGAAAGATGCTTTCTTTTATGGATAAGGCGATTATGGCAGCGAATCCGAAGATGAAGAAAGCGGATGGTACCCTTTCCCTGCAGGGGTATGGAGTACGTAAGAACATGTTCATCAACTTCGTTAATCAAGTCACACTCATGGGCAAGTCTGTTATCTTCGTGGCTCATGAACGGGAGGAGAAAGTAGGCGACGAAAAACAGATACGTCCGGAGATTGGTGGCTCATCTGCCGGTGATTTGATTAAGGAGTTGGATTTGGTTGGTTACATGGAAGCTATCGGTAAAGATAGAACTATTTCTTTTGACCCGTGCGAGAAGTTCTACGGCAAGAACACATGTAATCTTCCTTCTCGTATCAAGATACCCGTTATCATTGATGAGTCCGGTACCGTAACGGGTGAGAATGATTTCATGACGAAAATCATCAGTACTTATAAGGAGTATCAGACGAAGCAGACGGAACTATCTTCCGAATATGATGCGGTTCTTGATGCTATCCGTGACGCAGTGGAACAAGTGACTGATACACAATCTGCCAATTCTGTTCGGGAAGCTTTAGACACCATGACGCATATCTTTGACAGCAAGGTACGGGCAGGCATGATGCTCAATGAGAAGTGCAAGAGACTTGGCTTGAAGTTTAACAAACTCAGCAAAAGGTATGAACCAGCAGCCTAAATACAGATTCTACCCGTCACTGCTTGATAAATTCGAGCAGTATTTACGGGCTGATGAACAAGTAGAGAGCTTCTGGAATGTCGATAATGAAACGGGGGAATATAAGAAAAGTCCGGAAGTAATTGAAGCGGAGCTGAAGCAAAGCCTACTTGATGCGATAAACCGTGTCCCGTTTGAGAGTGAGGCAGCTGATAAAGGAACGGCCTTTAATGCTGTCATAGACTGCTATATCCACAAGAAAAAGCATATACCAAGCGAACGGGAGCCATACACCATTATCGGTGATGGAGAAACGAATACCATTCAGGTATATTTTCCTGCTACTGATATCGCGCCAGAGCGTAATTTCTTATTTGACCGTAGCTGGTGTATAGAGCAGTCGAAGTATTTTTCCGGTGCATTGTCCCAAGTCTTTGTGTCCGCAGTCATTCCCACTCGCTATGGTGATGTGGAGCTTTATGGGTATATAGATGAGCTCGTTCGTGATACTGTATATGATATCAAGACAACATCTAAGTATGATTTTGGCAAGTATGAACACGGCTGGCAGCGCCATGTATATCCTTACTGTCTGATTGCTTCCGGTCAGATGGAAAGCGTGAAAGCGTTTGAGTACACTGCCTATCAGATGAAGGGCGGTACCAGCCGGACGCCACTAATTAGCGGAACGCAATACCCGGAATACTACACTTATAACCATGAACAGACGATTAAGCTGCTTACGGCACACTGCGAGCATTTCATAGAGTTTTTGGAAGCAAACCGAGACATTATTGCTGATAAAAAAATCTTTGGATTAGAGTAATGGCACAAGAAGCAATTCTGGAAAAGGTCAACGGCGAGGTACACATAAGCAAGTCTTTTGACTTCATGTGTTCCCAGCTTCGTAATGGTCGGTATCGTGTAAAAATCGAAAGGTTCACAGAGCCAAGGACGCTGTCACAGAATGCGCTTATGTGGTTGTGGTTTACTTGTATTGAGCAGGAGACCGGGACGGACAAGCAGGATGTACACGATTACTATTGTAACCGCTTTCTCAGAAGGACTTCGTATTTCAGAGGAAAAGAAATGGTCATTGCCGGAAGCACATCGAAACTCAATACAGTACAGATGACTGACTTTCTAAATAAGGTTCAGGCCGATGCTGCTGCCGAACTGGGAATAACGCTCCCTCTTCCGGCTGACCGTTACTATAACGAATTTATCAACGAGTATAAAGACAGGAGGTAGAAATGAATATCACCAAAGCAAAAATCACGAAAGACAACACGCTTGTTGCCTCTTTCAAGAACGAGAATGAGGACAATGTAACCATTGAGGGAAAGAATCTTATCCATAAGGATTTGCGTGCAGCGTTTAACGAATTGATTCCTCACCTTGCTTTCCTCTGTGAGCAGAAAGAAGCTGATGGAAAGGACTCCATAGATGAACTGCCGGAAGAAATCTTCTCTACATTCGAGGTCACGGGCTACACAGTTAGCGGTTCGGATGACAATGAAGGTGTGGTATTGGTTGGAAAACGTTTTCTTAAAAGTAAGAAGGTGCTTAACCTTATAGCTCCGTTTACCATGTTCAACAATGAGAACGAGGAATATAAGCATGCATTCGAACTGCAGCAGGCAATTGAGGCATGTAATTATGAGGTGGAACAGTATCTTACCGCTAAGAAATGGGCGGTAGTCCAGCAGGAACTTCCGTTCGATGGGGATATTCCTACGGACATTGCAGCCGACCCGGTGGGAGATGCTGCATTTGAAGAGGAAGCGAATGAGTTCCTTAAACAAGTGGTGGAACAGAGTGGCACTACTCTGACGATTGACGGGAAGAAAGTGAAGCCGAGAAACAAAAGTAAAAAAGTGAAGATTAAAGAGCCGGCAGCTTGATATGGCAGCACCTTTTTGTATCACCAAATATCCGGACGGCTTCAAACTGAAATTCATGTATCATCCGATGTTGGTTAAATGCGTGAACAATATTCCATCAGTCAAGGCTAACGCAAAGAAAGCATATCTTTTCAATGAAAAGGCGTGGTGGGTTGACTTGGCTGATGAATGGTATGTTGATACAATGGCGAAATGGGCGGTACAGCAGGGATTCTGCGGTTCCGTACAACGGTCGGAGCAAAGAAAGGTCGATATGAGTTTTGACATTGCTCCGATGCCGCAGCTGACCGTTCCCCACGGATTGCTACTTGAACCGTACGATTACCAGAAGGAGGGCATAGCCTATGCTCTGGCCCATAAACGGTGTATCTTCGGTGACCAGCCGGGACTCGGTAAGACCTTGCAGGCAATAGGCACGGTGACGATTGCAAAATCCTATCCGTGCCTTGTTGTATGTCCGGCAGCACTTAAAATAAATTGGCAGCGTGAGTTCAAGAAATTTGCTGGAAAGCAAGCGCTAATCCTTGATGACAAGAACAAAAATACTTGGCAGCGCTTCATTGAAACCAAGTGTTGTGACATCTTCATCACTAACTACGAGAGCTTGAAAAAGTTCTTTGTATTGGATGTGAAGAATGATACGCGGTTTACGCTGAAATCAATCACCTTTGACCCACGTATAACCCTTTTCAAGTCTGTAATCATTGACGAGTCGCATAAGTGCAAGTCTACCAAGACCCAGCAGAGCAAGTTTGTTGAGGGCATTTGTAAAGGCAAGGATTTCATTCTTGAACTGACGGGAACACCGGTAGTAAACGATAATACTGACCTTATACAGCAACTCAAGATAATGGGACGGTTGGAGGATTTCGGAGGGTATAAGACATTCACCGAACGTTTCTGTAATGGGCCGAAGAAAGCCTCCAATCTGAAAGAACTGAACTGGCGCCTTTGGAATACCTGCTTCTTCCGGCGTGAAAAAGCCAAGGTATTGACCCAGCTTCCGGACAAGACACGTCAGTATATTGAGATGGATATCACTACGCGGTTGGAGTATGAGAAAGCGGAAAGCGACCTCATACAATATCTGCGTGTCTACAAGAATGCGGATGATGAGAAGATAGCCAAGTCCATGAGGGGCGAGGTAATGGTTCGTATGGGCATTCTGAAAGCCATCTCTGCACGTGGGAAAATCAAGGCGGCTGCCGAATTCATACATGACGTGATAGATGGAGGCGAGAAACTGATTGTCTTTGCCTACCTAAAAGAAGTAGTGTTGGAACTGAAGAAGATGTTTCCCAAAGCTGTAACGGTTACGGGTGAGGATAACGCTACGCAGAAACAGATGGCCGTCGATGCTTTCCAGAACAATCCGGATTGTACGTTGATTATCCTTAACTACAAATCGGGTGGTACCGGGCTCACCTTGACTGCTTCCAGCCGTGTAGCCTTCATCGAGTTCCCATGGACTTTTTCTGACTGTGAGCAGGCAGAAGATAGGGCACACCGTAATGGGCAGAAGAATAACGTTAACTGTTACTACTTTCTTGGTAAGAATACCATTGATGAATACATGTATGATGTTATCCAGCGAAAGAAAGGTATAGCTAACGGTGTTACCGGAACGGATGATGTGGTTAAGGAGAATGTAGTAGATATGGCTATGGACTTATTCAAAGGAAGATTATGAGAAAGAAACAAACTACACCGCAATCGGAAAGTCAGATACAGCATAGCTGTCTGACTTGGTTCCGGATTCAATACCCGTCTTTGAGTCTTATGTTGTTTGCTGTCCCAAATGGTGGCAAGCGTGATGCCAGGACTGGAGCACAAATGAAGTACGAGGGAAGTGTAAGGGGTGTTTCCGATTTGATACTGCTTGTACCTAAGAAAGGATTTTCCGCTCTTTGCATCGAAATGAAGAGACCGAAAGGGAAACAAAGCGAGGAGCAGATAAGATGGCAGAGAGAGGCTGAAAAATTCCGAAATAAATATGTGGTATGCCATTCTCTTACTGAGTTTATGAATGAAGTCAATTCTTACCTATTATGAACTATATTGAGCTAATAAAGAACTTCTGGTTGCAACATAACGCATATTCGCTAACTGTCACAGAAACCGCTTTGTATTTCTACCTGTTAGAAACTAACAACCTCTGTAGGTGGGCGAATACGTTTAACCGTAACAATGGTAAAGTTCTTGCAGACCTTAGCATAGCCTCTCTAAAGACTTTGTCAAATGCTCGGAATAGATTAAAACAAGTAGGATTGATTGACTTCAAAACGAAGAATGGAAGCCCGAATGTAGTGTACACCTTGGTAAAATTTACCGAGGTTGGTGCCGAGGTTGGTGCGCAGGTTGGTGCCGAGGTTGGTGCCGAGATAATAAAACATAAACATAAACAAAAACAGGTGGGTAATTCTGGCGAGTTATTCCCACCGGACCAACCTCCGAAAAAGAAACCTCCGAAACCCAAGGTAGAGTTCATTCCACCTACCGCCGAAGAGGTGAAAGAGTATTTCCGTGATAAACTTCCCGATTGGGAACTGCAAGCGGATATTTTCTACAATCACTTTTCCGGTCTCGGTTGGAAAACTGCTACCGGTGCCAAGGTGGAACGTTGGGATAGTCGGGCCAATCTTTGGATAATCGAGAAAAAACAACAGGACAATGGAAAAACAGAAAATCAAGCCCAAAGACAAAACAATCGGGATGCTGATAAGGCAGCAAAGGCAAGAAACCTCCTTGACGAATATGCAGCCATCGAGCAGGGAAGTAATGCTATCAGCCATCAAGGAGAAATACCCGACCTTTAGTAAGGCTTCTGCCGTATATTCGACATCACTCCAGTCTATGCTTCTTGCAGATACCGAGAAAGCGTACAGCGAGAAGTCTCCCACGCTGTCAGACCTTGAACGGATGTACGGATATGGTTCCTCGTCTCTGTGGGTAAAGACGCAGTTACTGACCATTGATTTTGCTTCTTCCACGAAGGAGGGGGCCGATGAAAATGCCTTGAATGAGTTCTCTGGACTGTTCGTTAGCCAGTATCACTACATCAAACTGACGGAGTTCATATTGTTTGTCGCACGGTTCAAGCTGGGAAGGTATGGTAAGTTCTATGGTTATTTCGATACGATAACCGTTGGCGAAGCATTTCGGAAATTTCTTCGGGAACGGTCAGATGAACTGGATATTATCATTCGTCGACGCAATAACCAAGCTTTGGAGGAACAACAAGCTCCGGTAAAACGGAATCACCAACCGCCCGACGACTTACGGGCAAAACTGAATTTGAAATGAAAGAGACCAAACTGATAGCGACTATTCTGTCAATCCTGGCAGTATATGCCGCTTTTTATTTTGTCTGCTACTGGATAGCAGACTATTGTTTAAGGACTTACTTGTAACTGATGAAAAAAGACACACGATTATGAAACCAAGAAAACAACTAATTGACGCCGCCGTAGCCAATGGTAGCTTCAGAGAATGGGCAAAAGTTCCTAATGACTGGAAACCGAAGGAGATTGATTGAGTTATGAAATCATTGAAAGAGATATTATGCAGCTTAGAAGGGTTGTCCGACATTGAATTATTTGTCATAGACCTATTCTGTGGGGCCGGTGGTTTGTCGGAAGGCGTGGAAGAAGCCCGTTTAAATGGCAATAGATGTGCAAAAGTCGTTTGCTGTGTGAATCACGATAAGAATGCTATCCTTTCACATGATGCCAACATTCCTGATGCACTTCATTTCATTGAGGATATTCGTACACTGGAGCTTTCACCGATAAATACTATTGTTGAACGTATCCGTGAATTATATCCTGATTCGATGATAATGCTTCATGCTTCTTTGGAGTGTACCAACTTCTCGAAAGCTAAAGGCGGTCAACCGAGAGATGCTGATAGCCGGACGCTGGCAGAACATCTCTTCCGTTATATTGATGTTATAGCCCCTGACTACATTCAGATTGAAAATGTAGAAGAGTTTATGTCATGGGGAGATATGGATGAGAATGGGAAACCTATCAGCATGGATAAAGGAAGACTTTATCAGAAGTGGGTACGCAACGTGAAAAAATATGGTTACAACTTTGAACACCGTATCCTGAATGCTGCCGACTTCGGCGCCTATACCACAAGAAAACGCTTCTTCGGCATCTTTGCTAAAAAGAGTTTGCCGATAGTATTCCCTGAACCGACCCACTGTAAGGGTGGTAGGCAAGATATGTTTTCGCGGCTGGAGAAGTGGAAGCCGGTAAAGGATGTACTTGATTTCTCTGATGAAGGAACTACCATCTTCAGGGAAAAGCCTCTTGCAGAGAAAACGCTTGAGCGTATCTATAACGGACTTATCAAGTTTGTAGCCGGAGGAAAGGATGCCTTCCTCGTGAAGTATAATTCTATGAACCGTACGGGGAAATATAACGCTCCTGGGATTGACGAACCATGTCCGGTGGTAACAACACAAAACAGACTTGGAGTAGCGCAAGTTTGCTTTCTTTCCAAACAATTCAGCGGACATCCCGAAAGCAAGAATGTATCAGTGGAAGAGCCTGCCGGAACAATCACATGCAGGGACCATCATGCCTTCGTATCAGCGCACTATGGGAACGGCTTTAATCGTTCGGTAAACGAGCCGTCTGCGACAGTTACAACAAAAGACATATTATCATTAGTAACTCCAAGGTTTATCGCCAATGAGTATTCCGGCGGAGGACAACATACAAGTATTGATAATATTTGTCCGGCAATTTTAACCAATCCCAAGCAAAAACTTATAACATGCAAGCCTTGGATTATGAATACTTCTTTCTCAAATATTGGTAGCAACATAGAGGAACCGGCACAGACAATAACCGCAAACCGGAAATGGCATTATCTGATGAATCCACAGTTCAACAGTGCTGGCAGCTCCGTTGATAACCCCTGCTTCACCCTGATAGCACGAATGGATAAGATGCCGCCCTATCTGGTAGCAACAGAAAGCGGTCAGATAGCGATTGAAATCTACGACAATGATAGTCCTATGACCGTGAAGATAAAGGAGTTCATGTCACTGTATGGCATAGTGGATATTAAAATGCGGATGCTTCGCATTCCTGAACTAAAACGTATCATGGGCTTTCCGGAAGATTATGTGTTAGTTGGTACACAAGCTGACCAGAAGAAGTTTATCGGAAATGCGGTAGAGGTTACACAGGCAAAGAAGAATGCCGAAGCACTTTGTGCAAAACTTAGAGATTTAAGATTGAAGAAATTAAAAGAAGTAGCTTAATGAAAGAATATATAGAATTTTTAAAAGACAAGATGGCCATCAGCTGTCAGACCGGGTTCGAGGTCAATCCGGATGAACTGACACCGTCGTTATATCCCCATGTGAAAGATACAGTCCGCTGGGCGGTGTCTGGCGGTTGCCGTGCGATATTCTCCAGTTTCGGTATGCAGAAAACCGTTACTCAGTTGGAGATACTTCGGGTAGTCCTGAAACACAAAGGCGGCAAAGGGCTGATAGTTTGTCCCAAACGTGTAGTGGTTGAGTTCCTTACACAAGCGGAACAACATCTGCACATGAAAGTGACCTATGTACGAACTATGGCTGATGTGATGATATGCCCGACTGACATCATGGTTACGAACTACGAGCGTGTGCGCGACGGTGAAGATGGTGTAAGAATAGAACCTTCCTACTTCACCGCAACATCATTGGATGAAGCGAGCGTATTACGTGGTTTCGGTACCAAGACCTATCAGGAGTTCCTTCCCTTGTTTGCGAATGTTCCCTACCGCTTTGTCGCCACCGCCACGCCATCGCCCAACAGATATAAGGAACTGATACATTATGCCGGTTATCTCGGTGTGATGGATACCGGGCAGGCACTTACCCGTTTCTTTCAGCGTGACAGCACGAAGGCGAATAACCTTACCCTTTATCCGCACAAGGAGAAGGAGTTCTGGTTGTGGGTAAGTACATGGGCGTTGTTCCTCACCAAACCGTCCGACCTTGGTTATCCCGATACCGGATATGAATTGCCGGAACTGCGTGTACATGAAGAAGTGGTTAGTGTTGACAACTCCACAGCCGGAACCGACCGTGACGGACAAGTGAAGATGTTCCGTGAGGCAGCTCTCGGACTTGCCGACGCAGCGAAAGAACGTCGGGACAACATGCAGGAAAAGATTGTCCGTGTGGTGGAAATCATTAACCGTCCTGAAAACAAAGACGACCATTTCCTTTTATGGCATGACCTGGAGAATGAACGGAAGGCTTTGTGTGATGCCATACCCGGATGTAAGGCTGTGTACGGCTCGCAGGATGATGAGGAAGCCGACGAAGTGATAGCGGACTTTAAGGACGGCCGTCTGAAATATCTGGCCGCCAAACCGGAGATGCTTGGTGAAGGTTTGAACTTCCAGTACCACTGCCATAAGGCAATCATGTTCATCGACTACCGTTTTAACGACAAGTTCCAGGCGATAGCCCGTATCTACCGTTTCATGCAGCAGCATCCGGTTGACCTTTATCTGGTCTATGCGGAAAGTGAGGGAGAGATATACAAGAGCTTCATGCAGAAGTGGGCGCAACACCGCGAGATGGTAGCCAAGATGACCGATATAGTCCGCGAGAACGGTTTGTTCGGCTTGCAGGCAGAGGAAAAGATGATGCGGTGGATGTTTGCTAGCAGGGAAGAAAAGTCCGGTAAACTGTGGAGGGCAATCAATAATGACAATGTTCTTGAATGCCAGACTATGGAAAGTAATTCGGTGGACTTGATTGTAACCAGCATCCCGTTCTCCAACCACTATGAGTACACTCCGACCTATAACGACTTCGGGCATAATGAGGACAACGGCAAGTTCTTCGAGCAGATGGATTATCTTACACCGGAGCTTATGCGTATTCTTAAACCCGGTAGGTTAGCTTGCATCCATGTGAAAGACCGTGTTTTGTTCGGCAACGCTACTGGTGACGGTATGCCTACCATTGACCCGTTCAGTGAAATGACTGTATTCCACTACATGAAACACGGTTTCCGCTACATGGGGCGCATCACGGTGGATACGGATGTGGTAAGGGAGAACAACCAGACTTATCGGCTTGGATATACGGAGATGTGCAAGGACGGTTCAAAGATGGGTATCGGTTGTCCTGAATATGTCCTTCTTTTCCGCAAGCTTCCTTCTGACACCTCACGGGCTTATGCTGATTTGCCGGTGACCAAGAACAAAAGCGAATATTCGTTGGCCCGTTGGCAGATAGACGCTCATGCAAGTTGGAAATCTTCGGGTAACTCTCTATTGAGTTACGAGGACATGAAAGGGGCCGGCATTGACAAGATACGCCACCTATTCAGGAACTACGAGCGTGGGCACGTCTATGATTATGAGGAACACGTATCATTCGCCGAAGAGCTGGAGGCATACGGAAAACTGCCAAAGACATTCATGGCCGTTGACCCGGTAAGCAAGAAGCCTTGGATATGGGATGATGTCACCCGGATGCGCACGCTGAATACTAAGCAGTCGCAGAAGAAACGGCAGAATCATATTTGTCCCCTTCAGTTGGATATTGTCGAAAGATTGATTGAACGGTATTCAAACAGGGGTGAACTGGTGTTTGACCCGTTCGGAGGTATCGGCACCGTTCCCTATTGCGCTATCAATCTGGGGAGGAAAGGTCTGTCAACCGAACTCAATTACGACTACTGGAAAGATAGTCTTTCATATCTGTATGAGGCAGAGATGGAGGTCAGTGCACCCACATTGTTCGACTTAATGAATGATGCCGTATGAACATTCACCAGATAGTTCCCCGTTCGGATTGCACCTCCTTCGCCAAGTGCGGCAAGCACTCACTTGCATATTGCAGGAGGTACGGTGCGTCCGAATGCGGACCATGTGAGATTGTGAGGAGGAAACCCCGTAACCGGGTGGTGGTTGACGGAGTGGAGCGTAAACTGTGCACCCGTTGCGGTAGAGCACTTCCGTTATCCAGGTTCTTCGATAGGACAGCCCGTCGTAACGGTAAGGAATACCATCTGAAAGCGTCATGGTGCAAGATGTGTATGGCAGAGGTACAGAACGAGCGGAATAGAAAAAGGAAAATGAATTGAGATTAACATGTGCAAAAAGAAGCCATTTCTGCACATGAAGTATTAACACGAGCGGAAACCGGTGGTTCTTGCTCACAATAAGAAATATATGAAACAGACAGTAGAAGAAGCAGCCAAACAAGGAGCTGAAGGATATAATATCGTCGGGCAGAATATTTATAAGTCCGGATTTATTGTCGGTGCGAACTGGCGCATCAATAGCGTATGGCATAAGACTAAAGATGAAGTGCCACAAGCTCATGGAGAATACGAAAATGAACATTATCCGCAGATACCATGCCTTGTGTATGGAAAGTTAAGCACTGGAACTGGTTACGGTGTCCGCTATTGGAACGTAACAGAGCAATGCTGGGACGATGAAGAGTGCGATGATTACGAGTGCTCTAAAGATGCCATTGATGAATGGGCGTATTTGGATGATTTAATATCAACTGAAGAGTAATGATTATGAAACAGACGGTAGAAGAAGCTGCATGGCAAGAGCTTATGTCAAGCTATGCAATAGTGGTTAAAGGTGAGTTTGCATATCAGCAACAAGCAATGCTAAACATGTTCAGAAAAGGTGTCGAATGGCAGGCAAAGCAATCACCGTGGATAAGCGTAGAGGATGCAATACCAAACAAACAAGCAAAAGGCATGTGTCAAGTGAAATTTGTTGATGGTAGTATTGATGAAATGGCAATGCGAGAAGTGGATAAATGGATATACCCCTACATCAAGACTGGATATGTTACTCATTGGAGACCTATTTAGTTTTTCGATGAGATGCTAGCAATAATGAATTAAAGAGAAAGGAGATTGAAACGAGGATACCTGTCACGTATCCTCGGAAAGATGATTCTTTTAACGATGACTACAAGGTAGTCTTCTACAATGTTCTCTCACGTGTTCACATTTGCCAAACCGGAATCTGTAATAGGAACGAACATGTACAGGTTTGTCGCTACAACACTGGACTGTTTTACTGTTTTGAGACAGAGCCTCATTCTAACAGTTCTAAAAAGAATGAGGATGTCTATAATTTAATGTTACCATTAATTTAACCCATTAGTTTTCCCTCTGATTTTGTTTGTATTTCAGAGATGCTATTGGGATTACAAAAATAATCATTAATCTTTAAAATTCAATGCAATGAAGTCAATAACCATAAAACAACCATGGGCAAGTTTAATATCAAGTGAGAGGATATTAAAAGTTATCTCTATCACAATTAATGTTTATCTTTTGATTTTTTTAATAGCAGAAAAACTTTATTGAGTTTCCGTAAATTAAAATCGTATATTTGCAGTGAATACACGACTTGAATGTAGAATTTAAGTGATATTATAACCTTAATAAAAAAAGTGATGAAGGTATTTACTGTACAAACCTTGGAAAATTTTATGTCTTTACAAAACGGCCTCCCTGAAATGGATTTCTTCAGAGGTCAATCTTCTTCTGAATATAAATTGATACCTTCAATAGGTCGGAGGTTCAAGGAAGGACAGGAGGACGTGTTGAAGCAATATGAGAAGGAGGTATTTGAGGATTTTAAAAGAAAATATTCAATGTTTACGGGTGCACGCCCTAAAAATGATAAGGAATTTCTATTTCTAGCACAACACTATGGACTTCCAACGAGACTTCTTGATTGGACTTATAATCCTTTGATTGCATTATATTTTGCATGTTGTTCAAATTTTGATAAAGATGGAGTTGTTTATCATAGTTGTCCATTCTCAATGATGGTTTTCGATGAAGATAAAGATGACATACTTTCATTTCCCGCAATAACTTTATTAGTTCCTAATATGACAGATGTTAGGTATAAAAATCAAAATGGCATATTTGTACTTTATCCAGAACCTTGGAAGGAAAATTTCGAATTTATCTATGCAAAATATATAATCCCTGTACAATATAAACAAAACATATTGAGTAAACTTGAAAAAATAGGAATCACAAGATCATTTATAATGCCTTCTTTGGATAGTTTGTGTAAGGATATTGTCGATATTCATGATTTAAGGTATCCGTACGCAATAAAATGAGATTAATATGGATTCGATATACAATCAATATTAAGAGTTTTTCAAGTATCAAAATTATTCTTACATCGTTTGTTAGATAGAAACATCGACTATAACTAACCAGCGTAAAATTTCTACAGACAATCCTTGTCAGTGCTTTGTGAATACCCGGAAACTGCTTTGTGGCGGTTATCGGGTATTGTATTTCCAACCAATTAATACCCAAATATCATGAACTTAAATGAATTAAGAGATAAAGCCTACCGTAACGCAGTAACGCACGGTTTTCACGATGAAGAACTGAGTAACGAACACTGCCTTTGCCTTGTCATATCCGAGCTTATGGAAGCTGTGAAAGCTGACAGGAAAGGACGATTTGCCAAAGTTCCGGTCGATAAAAAAGGTACAATATTTGACGAACGGACTTTTCATTATCAAAATAAGTATTTTGCGGAAAACTTTGAAACATATATCAAAGACTGTGTGGAAGACGAGCTTGCCGATGCAGTTATCCGCCTGCTTGACTTGTGCGGACTGCGTAAGATTAAGTTGGAGAATGGCTGTCTGGATGATGAAGTGCTTGAAGAATATTCGCACATATTCATTGGCAAAACATTCACGGAGTCCATTTTCAATATTACCAGAAATCTTGTTGACAGGGATATAGTTTACTCATTCATTAAAATATATGGTCTAGCCAAGCATCTGGACATAGACCTTATATGGCATATTGAGCAGAAGATGCAATACAACGAATTGAGAGAAAACAAACATGGGAAAAGATATTGATTATGGAAAAGAAAGTAAAATTGTGAAATAGAAATTAGAAGTATATTATCAAACTTGGATTCGATATATTATGGACATTTAGTAAGGACGAATAGCTCTATGTCCATGTATTTACAATATATGAGCAGGCCGCCAATCAACAGCATGAACAAACTACATAAAAGAGGAATTGTAAAACTGAGTATGTAGTTTGCTGAACAGAAATATTTATTCCAACCTTTTTTCCTTTCTCCTAAGTCTTCTCGTATGAGTTTGGCAGTTATAGAACTTCTGTCCCTGTATTTGAGTGTTACTTCCAACGCTTTTCTGATTTTAAGGAGTGTACAACAAATAAATGCTGATATAATAAAGCCTAAAAAAGATAATATTATCAGTATAGTTAATTTATATTCAGCTTGGATAGCATCTCCTAAGAAAATAGCGACTTCTATACTTAGAAAGAGGGTAAAAAACAAAATGAAGTAGTTAAATCTGGCATAAAATATATTCTCTATATGCTTTCTTTCTTCCTCTATTTCTACTAATCTGTGTGGTGCTACAAAATACTTAGATTCATCCGTTTCAGTTTTCATTCGATTTGAGATTAAATTTTTCCGCAAATGTAAATATAAAAAATAATTTATGAAAGCAATAACCATAAAACAACCTTGGGCATCCTTGATAGTCCACGGCATTAAAGACATTGAGAACCGAACTTGGCCGTGCCCTAAGAAATACTTAGGGCAGAGGGTGCTGATTCATTCAAGCGCCGTCCCCATGGAAATGATTAATCCTAATAGTGTATTTACGAAAAGGCAATGGGATAGCTTTTCACTTGGATTCCAGAGTGAGATTATTTGTGGCAATGGATATGTAAATTCTGCTATCATTGGAAGTGTCGAAATTGTGGATTGTGTTGTGAATCACTCTTCCATCTGGGCAGAGAAAGGAGTTTATAACTGGGTACTGGCTAATCCTATCCTTTACTCCAAACCTATCGAGAACGTGAAAGGGAAACTATCTTTCTGGGACTATTCCGGTATTAAAGAGGTAAAAATTGAGTGTCCGGAATGTGGCAGTATAGAAATAGCTGTCGAAGATTATACGACGGCTCCGTTCCCGACTTATCAGCATCGATGCAACAAGTGTGACTATGTGATTATGGAAAGTGAGTGGAATGTAATAAAGTAGGATATGGAATTTGATTGGTATTGGTTTGTTATAACAGTTTTGATAATCTGCGTTACTGTATATAACTGTTTAAATAGCTATTGGAAACATAAGTATAGGGATAATAATGGAGATGGAAAACCGTACTAGCATGGCAAAATGTACTGCCAAATCGTGTCAGTAACTTCTTTGATACCGGATAGTCCGTTCGTGGATTATTCGGTATCTTTATTGTCGTAACGTAAAATAGTGTATCAATGGAGATAATTTATAGAAAAATAGAGACCCTTAAAAAGCTGGATAACAATCCCAGAACCATATCAGAGGAGCAGATGCGGATACTCAAAGAGTCTATTTATAGTAATCCGGACTACTTCGAAGCACGTCCCATCATACTCTCTGACCGGACTGGGGAACTGGTGATTATAGCCGGAAACCAACGGTATGAGGCCAGTGTAGAACTAGGACTTTCTGATGTGCCGACGGTTCTGCTTCATGGGTTGACAGAAGAGCGGGAACGGGAGATTATTATCCGTGATAACGTGAATAATGGTACATGGGACGAAAAACTATTGAAGGAGTGGAATGCAGAGTCTTTGATGGATTGGGGATTAAACTTTGATTTTGACTATGATAGTCTGGTAGATAGTGAAAGTGATGCCCGGAATAAATACACGAAAAAGATTGAAGCTCCGGTGTATGAGCCTAAAAGCCCTGTATGCCCGGAGATAAATTCTCTCTATGATAAAAGCAAATATGAAGAACTGCTTTCGGAAATAGACAATTCAGATGTTCCGGCCCGTGTGAAGGAATTTCTTCGAATAGCAGCATTGAGGCATATAGTATTTGATTACGGACAGATAGCAGAGTTCTATGCTCATCAAGAGAAAGAAGTCCAGGAACTGATGGAGGCATCTGCACTGGTAATAATAGATTTTGATAAGGCGATAGAGAACGGTTATTCTCGGTTCAAGGAGGATATTTATGAAATAATGCTGGAGGACACTGAAGATGAGGAGTGATTTTGTAGCGTTCATACTGACGCATGGCCGTGCCGATTCCGTCATCACAGATAAGACATTGCGGAAGTGTGGCTATACGGGACCAATTGTTTATGTGATAGACAATGAAGATAAGGCGGCCGCAGATTATTACGCGAAATATAAAAACGTTGTAATGTTCGATAAACCGAAGATTGCAGAGACTTTTGATGAAGCGGATAATTTTGATGATCGCAGAGCTATTGTTTATGCGCGCAATGCTTGCTTTCAGATAGCAAGGAAACTTGGTTACAAATACTTCATAGAACTGGATGATGATTACGATGTTTTTTCTTTTACTTACGGCAGAGATGGTACAGTCAAACAGAGGGCAATAAAGCAATTGGACGTGGTATTTGAAGCTATGCTACGTTTTTATGAAAGTATTCCGGCTCTCACTTTGGCTATGGCTCAGAGAGGCGATTTTGTAGGGGGAAAGGAAAACGATATTTTGAAAGGCGAGAAGATGAAACGGAAAGCGATGAATTCTTTCATCTGTTCCGTAGATAGACCGTTTAAATTCGTTGGTCGCATTAATGAAGATGTGAACACCTATACCACGCTTGGTAGCAGGGGATGTCTACTTCTGCAGGTTCCACAAGTGGCGCTAAACCAGAAGCAGACGCAGAAGAATAAAGGAGGTATGACGGATATATACATGAGTCAAGGGACATATGTCAAGAGTTTTTATACGGTTATGATGATGCCATCCTCTGTGAAGGTGGGCGTGATGGGCCATAGCGAGGAAACGAAAAGATTGCACCACGTGATTAATTGGAATAACACTGTTCCTAAGATATTGGACGAACGATTCAAGAAGAAATAAGATGGCGGCACCAACTGGAAATAAATTTTGGATGTTAAGGAGCAAGCATGGGAGGGATAAACTTTTTTCCACGCCAGAACTCTTATGGGAGGCGGCATGTGAGTATTTCCAATGGTGTGATGAAAACCCATGGTTATCTAAAAAGGCCATTCAAAAGACTGTTCCGGTAAGAAGGAAAAAAGGAAAGAAAGTGGAGACAGTCAATGAGCAACAAGTACAACAAGAAGTTTCCCCGACTTCCCGTCCGTATTCCCTTACCGGTTTCTGTATTTATGTAGGTGCTTCTTCCAAGTGGTGGAGCACTTTTCGTTCCGAATGTAGAAATAAGAATGATGAAGATTTTTTGGAGGTCATCGCACGCGTGGAGGAAACCATCGAAACGCAGCAGTTTGAGGGAGCGTGCGTTGGAGCTTTCAATGCGAATATCATTGCCCGTAAACTTGGACTTTCCGACAAACAAGAGGTGGACTATACGAATGCAGGAAAAGAGTTCAAAGGATTTAAATTTCTACCATATACAGAAGATGCGGAGAAAGTCAAGTAATGGGATATAAGGTCAATATAAAGCAGAGGTTAGCCTATAACTACCTTCGTGACGATGTTACGAAGTTTCTGTGTTATGGTGGCGCCGGTGGAGGTGGAAAGTCATGGCTTGGGTGTGAATGGCTTATGCAATGTGCTTACTATCTCCCGGGCACTCGATGGTTTGCTGGCCGGAATAATTTGAAAGATAGCCGTGAGTCTATCTCTGTCACTTTCGACAAGGTGGCAAAGTGGCATCGATTCACTGATTACAAGCAGACCAATGACGGTATACTTTTGGGGAATGGGTCGGAAATCATCTTTCTTGACTTGACATATTATCCCGTCAAAGACCCGATGTATGAGCGATTGGGCTCTAAGGAGTTTACTGGAGGGTGGATTGAAGAAGCCGGGCAGGTTCACTACCTCGCATTTGAGGTTTTGAAGACGCGTATAGGACGGCACTTGAATGATGTGTATGGAATATCCGGAAAGATACTTATCACTTGCAATCCGAAGAAGAACTGGCTTTATCGTGAGTTCTATAAACCGTGGAAAGAAGGCAGGCTGGAAGCCCCATACGCTTTTATTCAAGCATTGGTGCAGGATAATCCCTACGCTACCGAGGACTACATAGATACGCTCCGTAATACCAGGGACAAAGTGACAAAGGAGCGCTTGTACTATGGTAATTGGGAGTATGACAACGACCCGACAGCACTCTGTGATTATGATGCTATTTGTGACCTATTCGCAAATGAGCACGTAAAACCGATAGGATTATCGACGGGAGCAGCTGACCTTGCCATGAAAGGACGTGACCGCTTTGTCGGAGGGCACTGGGTAGGCAATGTGTGTTATATCCGGTTAGACCAGGAATATAGCACGGGTAAATCTATTGAGACGGACCTTAAAAACATGATGATACAGTGGAAGATTCCACGTAGCATGATGGTCGTTGATAGTGATGGACTTGGAAGCTACCTTGAAAGTTATTTGAATGGCATCAAAGAATTTCATGGTGGTAACCGACCTATTAATCCAGAGTACGACAATCTGAAGTCTGAATGTGCATTTAAGCTTGCAGAGCTAATAAATAATCGGCAGATAAGAATTATATGTATGGAAGCGCAAAGAGAGCGCATAATGGAAGAATTGTCCGTCTTGAAGCAAGACCATATAGATGCCGATACCCGGAAGAAAGGGATAATCAGCAAGGAGAATATGAAAGATATACTCGGACATTCTCCGGATTACCTCGACATGTTGATAATGGCAATGCTTTTCCGTATAAAACCGATACCTAAAAGACCAAAAGCAAAATTAGGACAGATATGACAGTAAAAGAGTTTTTGATATTGAGTAACGTGGCGAGCAATGCTGCTGAACTGTTGGATCAGATAGGGAAGTTGCCTAAACCGGACTTTGTCGCAGGTGTAAGAGTTCCGGAGACTCTGAATGACCTCACTATAGGTCAGCTGATGGAACTGCAATCCATACGCAATGGAATAGATTGTATAATGGTTCCATGCCGTGTTGTCCTTGGTTTGTCTATTGATAAGATAGAGAAGTGTGGGGTAGCGGATATTTTGGGATTCTCCACATGGGTAACCAGGGAGGTTGAACGTATTACCAAGCTTTTTGAAACTACGAGCGTAGTACCGACTCCGGAAGAAAGACGTGCCGGAGTGGATAAGCTTTCGTTCGGGTTGTTTGGCTTGGTGGATTACTATGCTACCCGTATGGGGATAACTGACCATGAGCAGGTAGAGAGTGTTCCATGGGTAAGAGTGTACAAGTGCCTTGATATGGACGCGGAGAAAATACGTTATGAACGTCGATTACGAGAAATATATCAGAATAAGCAATGAATATAAGTGTAGAAAGGAAAATCGCTTCTATCGCAGAGAAGCTGGAAGGAGTTACCTATTTATTTGATAACTGGGTGACCGCCAACGTTCGGCTGGATAAGATGCCATTGCCGGCCATTATAAATCTGCTTCCTGCATCTGGGAAGTTCGTCATATCAAGGACTCAGTTAAGAGATTGCCCAAATTGCATGATTGCTTTTGTAGACAAGACGGCGTTTGATTTTGACGGGGTGGAGAATGATGAGGTTATTGAGAGGTGCAAAGGGTATGCAGTTCAATTTATCCGTGAGTTGAATAGGAGCGGGCTGTTTGAGTGGGTAAGCGATGAAGTCCCTTATTCCGTTTTCTATGATAAGCTGGATGTAAATGTTACTGGAATAGTAATAGAATTGAAACTGAAAGAGGTTCAAGGAGTACCCATGTGTTAGTTATGGAAGACAGAAGAAAGGACGTTAAAGATATACTGAACGAGGAGTTGGATAAACTTCGGCAGCGTATCATTGAGAATCATATACAAGCTGGACAGCGTGCAAGCGGAAGAACCATCAAGAGCCTGCATGTCGTAGTAGATGATAATCATGGTGTTTTATTCGGTAGACAGGCTTTTGGAGTTCTGGAAACAGGACGCGGACCGGGAAAAATCCCAAAAGGTTTTTGGCAAATAATTCAGCAATGGGTGGTGGATAAGAGGATTCAAGTAGAAAAACCTAAATCGTTTGCTTATCTCGTAGCTCGTAAGATTGCAAATGAGGGTACTAGGCTTTATCACTCTGGAACGCATGAGGATATATATTCAACGAGTGTTACACAAGCGATACGGGATATTATGGACCGTGTGTTTGGTGTTTTTCTGAACGATGTACAACATATAAATTTGCATAGTAATGAGGACGCATAAGATAGGAAATACTACAATCGAGTATCCGGATGAAATATCTTTCTGTTTCAATCCGGTAGTGATAAATATTAGTGGATATACTTGGGCATGGGTGGAAGCAACGATAACCGACGTACTTACCGGAAAGGAATATAAGGAAAAACGTGCATTATTTAAAACCGCATGTTTCTTTGATCTGTCTTTCTATATGCAATCGGCTTTTGATGCAACGGAGTTTGGCAAGATTGACTATCAATCCTCTATTCCACAAGATAGTCAGCTTGGGCGTCTGTTCTCTGTTGAAGTGGATATGTATACGTCTGATAGCACTATCGGAGAAAGTTTCCAGTTTAATACTTTTATTATTTGGGGCGCAATGAAAGTCGGCGAAAGATATAATGGTGACCGTATTCTAACATGGTTTAGGAACTTACCATTTACGGTCGGTATGTACACTGCGGGGGCCGGTACTGTTAGTGTGACTGCTGACGGTCAAGTTTTGCCGTCCATCATATTGTCTGACCGCAAAGTGTATAATCTTACTTTGCAGGGTATTGATGCGAATAGGGATGTTGTTTTGAATCTCCCTGGAACTAGTACGGGAGCAAGTGTATTCGATAATACCTTTGACTTTACTTTTCACGCATTGACGAATGTGGCCGCAAATGTGAGGCTTTTAGTTGATGAATGCACGGATGGAATTTATTTACGTTGGATAAATCGTCATGGCTTTTATTGCTATTGGTTGTTTAAACGTGGTGATGAGAGCAAACAAATTGCCAATGATGGTGAATTCATTCGTAATAATATGCAAGACTATAACTATGTTAATGGCTATCATGGAGGTTCAGGACGTAAGCAGAGAAAAACAGAAGAGAATACATTGTTGGTGTGTGCTCCTTTAGTGGACTCTGAAACGTTTGACTTCTTGTTTCAACTCGCGTTGTCACCCGTTGTTGATATGTATGCAGGTAAAAATGTGAATGGAGTTGATAGCTGGAAGGCGGTGAATGTATCTGTTGGTAATTTCAATAAGACAAGAGCTGTATTACAGGATTTCGTAGCAACAATCATATTACCAGAAACAAGAGTACAAAGCTTATGAGAAACGATATGCTATTCATTGGTGATAAACTGATGGATTTGGATGATGATACCAAAGTAACGCTCAATTTCAAAAGTAATATATTTACGGATTTGAGTAAGATTATAAGTAATAATTCTTATACTATCAAACTTCCGAATACTATACGTAATCAGTGTGCAATCATGCATGCTGATTTACCTTCATGCGACATCGTTTATCCTAGAATTAAACTGAATGCTCGTTATTTTCGTAACGGGATAGAGATGCTCAATAACGCAACTGCGGTCTTATTGTCTACATCGGATGTTTTTGAATTTGCTCTTTCATGGGGTAATGTCTCTAGATTTGCAAATATTATAAGTGGAAATAAAACGCTACGTGATTTGAAGGATAGACACAATTATGAGGTCATTGCTGATGATGATTTTCCAGATTATCATGTATTTTGGAAAGTAGGTTCTTTTGAAGGGGATGCTTCCGGTAATTTTTTTATTCCTAAAGTAGACTATGGTATACGGCGGGAAGATACAACAGGGTGGTATCATCCTGGGTGTAAGGTTACCTGGATTTTGTTACAAATTATGAAAGATAATGGTGTCACTTTTACGTTTCCTGCTAATCGCGCTTTTATGTTAAGTAGATTGTTTGTACCCTTATTAACTCGTAATGATAGCAGAAGTTATGCTGCAAAAAATGCATTACATGCAGAGTTTAGTTACTATGTACATGGACGTCTTGATAAGGGAGAACCGGAAAAATTGTATTTTGCAGATAAGTCGTTTTCAAGCTATTATGGGACTATAACCAAGTTTAAAAGTAGTTCTGGAAAAATTTATATTCAAGGCTTTAAACTTAATGCTCCGAATATGAAGATTTTGATGAATGGTAATGTGTCGTTTGATGTATCCACTTCTATATACCCTAATGGAGCATGTCTGGTTGCTTATTACATTATGGATGATGATACAAGAGTCGATATTGCAACTATAGATTATAGCAAGATTGAGAGGCATAACACAAATAGTTATACTATCTATTTTGATTTTACAGATATAGAGACAGATACGCTAGAGGAAAGTAAGGAGATTTTGTTTGGATTACTTGACGCAGGGTGGATTGATGATGGTGGTATATCTATGGATAATTCATTTAGCATTACAGCTATATGTGATCAAGTGATGCCTTCGATAGATGATGAGATAAATGCAGGATATGGGCACTTCCCGATTATTGCAAATTTGCCCGAAATAAAACAGATAGATTTTATTAAAGCTGTTGCTGCAATTCTCGGTGTTTTTGCTGTTCCTGGTAAGAATGATTCAAATTCCATTGAGTTTGTTTCTGTAGATACTATTAAAGAAAATGAAACAAGAGCATATGATTGGACAAAAAAGGTTGTTGCTACTTATAAGGAGAATAAACCTAATATGTTGGAATATAGGCTGAATGATTTCGCACAGCTGAATTATCTGCGTTACAAAGAAGACTCTACGGTTAATGGCTCTTATGATGGAGCATTACAAGTATTAGATTACACTTTGGATTCAGAGCGTGATATTCTTACGCTTCCATTTGCTGGTACTGATATGGCAGGTGGCGTTGCGTCTATAAAGTTATATAAGTATGACAGTGATGGTAAATCTTCTCTAGAGAAAGTGGAGCCAAGAATTTTACTTTGTACAGATGATGCAGATGTTCTGAAAGGAACATTTGAGGAACTTGATTTTTCTTCTGTGATTAACTCTTATTACAAAAGTTATAGTGAGGTCATTTATATGCCTAAAGTAATCACAGAAAAGATAGAAATAAATGATATTGAGTTGAGAGACTTGGATATGACTGTTCCAATTTACTTGGCCCAATATGGTAGATATTATGCCATTATTTCCATTAAGGCAGAAGATACGGGAATATGTGAATGTAAATTGTTACAATTGGAGGTATAATTATGAAAGACAATACAAGTGAAAAAATATTGGAAATTCGGGTAAAGTATGATGATGCTATCCGTAAAATAGCAGAGTATCGTACGCAGTTGGATATACTTCGAAAAGTAGAACAAACTCTTAAGGAGGATTTGAAGAAAGGCCGTATGAGTAGGGAGGAATATAATATTAAATTAACCGAAAATAGGGTTGCTACCCAACAATATACAGATGCCATCCGTGTACTGAATAAACAAATTCAAAATGAACGTAAAGAGCAGACAGAGATGGAAGGAAGCCTTGTTAGGTTGCGGGCTGAGCTTTCCAATCTTACCGCTGCTTATGACAGATTAAGTCGTGTAGAGCGTGAGGGGGGCGAAGGCAAAGAGCTGCAAGATAAGATAAATGCCATTACCGATGAACTGAAAGGTGCGGAAGAAGAAACGCAGCGCTTTTATCGGAATGTGGGTAATTATAAAGATGCGATACTTCAGGCTACAGAAGCCCAAGTACCTTTTGTTTCCATATTGCGCAGTGGCGTTAGCGTCTTGCGAGGTACAAAGGAATTTGTTGGTGGTTTGAAGGATGAATTGGTTAAAATAACAGTCCAGTACAAAGCAGGAACGGTCACTGCGAATATGTTCTCTGGTGCTCAAAAAGCAGCGGCTATAACAAGTAATTTGTTATCTGCAGCTTTAAAAGTGTTGAAACTTGCACTAATTTCCACTGGTATTGGGACTATTGTTGTTTTGTTGGGCTCATTGGTCGCATGGTTGGCTAAAACGCAAAAAGGTACTGAATTTCTTTCTAATGTAATGTCCTCTTTTGGGGCAATTATTGATGTGATTATAGACCGGATTGCAAAGTTTGGTGGAGCTATTGCTAAATTCTTCTCTGGTGATTTTTCTGGCGCAGCAAAGGATATGAAGGATAGTTTTTCCGGTATTGGAAAAGAAATTTCAAATGATGCGAAACAAGCGTGGGCACTGAATGATGCATTGCAACAGTTAGAGAAATCGGAAACAATGCTTAATATGAAGCGTGCGGCAAGTCGCTCTGAGATTGAAAGATTGAAGCTCATTGCGGATGATACTACAAAAAGCCTGAAAGAGCGTACTGATGCGGCTACAAAAGCATACGATATGGAAAATAAACTTCAGCAGGAAAGCATTGATATTGGCCGAAAGAAATTGGCAAATCTTCTTGGGCAAATAGAACTTACTGGTGAAGCTAATAAATTGCTTGATGATATGGCACAAGGTGCAATAACGGCTGATGAGGTTATTAGCCGATTGGGTATATCAGAAAGTACAGTGAAAGATTTAAAGGAATTCTCTCAAGTTTTTTCGGACGTAGCTCAAAAGGAAATGGAGAGCTATACCCGTAATAAGGAAACCCAGAATAAAATAAATGCGATGCGGAAAGAATCAGTAGATAAGGCTAAAGTTGTAAAAGAAAAAGAACTTTCAGAAATTCGTAAGGCTGAGGATGAAATGCTTAAGCTGGTTAAGGACAGTAGAGAGAAACAATCCATTGAGATAGAACGTCAGTTTTCTCGTCAAATAGAAGATTTGCGTGTTCGCTTGATTGAGGAACAAGACCTTACAACGAAAGCACGTGGAGCTATAAATAATCAGATTATTGCACTTGAACAGCAAAAAAATGATGCATTACAGCAATTATCGGAAGAACAACTGATGAAGGAGGTGGAGAACCGGCAGAAACTAATCTCTCTGCAACTTGAATCCGTAAAAGCTGGAAGTGAGCAGGAATACCAACTCAAAATACAGCAACTTGTTGTCCAACGTGACGTAGAACTTCGTCAGAAAGAGCTTACTGAACAGATGAAGCTTGCTGTCACGGAGAAGTACAATAAAGAGATTGATGATTTGTCCGTTCAACATGAGAATGATACAGCAAAGAAACAAGCTGATGCACTCAAACTTCGATTGGATAATGAATTGGCAGAAGCTAAATTGAATGGATATAGTGAACTTGAGCTTCTTCGTATGCAGGAACAGCAGAAGCTTGAACTGAAAGACAGCTTGAGACGGATGGAAGAGGAGAGTGATGCCGAATTCCGGGCCAGACAGCTTGCTGCAGACCAAGAATACTTGGATGCAAAGCAGGCGGTCATTGACAAGGAAGTGGAGATGCAGCAAAATAAAGGTGAATCCCTTTCTGTCTTGGCAGGGAATCTTTCTGATTTGTTGGAACAAGCGGCAGGAGATAACGAGAATATGGCCCAGTTGGCGAAAATACTGGCTATTGCGGAGGTTTCTATCGCACAAGGGGTAGCCATTGCCAAAGCCGTAGAAACAGCTACCCGCTCATCTGCAACATGGATTGACATGCTTGCTGCGATAGGTACTGTAGTGGCATCTGTAACTACTGTTATGGGAAAGGCTATGAAATCGGTGAAAAGTGCTAAATTTGCACAAGGAGGTAAAGTTGAAGGGCCAGGTTCCGGTACAAGCGATTCCATACCTGCTATGTTGTCCAACGGTGAAAGTGTAATGACGGCTGCTGCAACCTCGATGTTTGCTCCGTTATTGTCGGCTTTCAATCAGATAGGAGGAGGTATTCCCATTAATGTAACAGCTTCTTCCAATCAGGCGTTAGGAGAGGACATGCTGGCCAAAGCTGTTGCAAAAGGTATGATGATGGCGCCTGCTCCGGTGGTTTCTGTGGAAGAGTTTACCTCTGTTGCTAATAGGGTTAAGTACGTTGAAAATCTTGGTAGTATATGAAAGCATATGAACTATTGATATTGAATAAGAGTCTTCTTCAAATGATGGGGGATGCTTCGCTTGATGTCGGGGATGTGAAATATATTCCCGTGTATCAAGAATATGTCCGTCTGTCAAAGGAGGGACATAAAAAGACTTATATCATGCAATATTTATCCGATGAGTATAATATTGCGGAAAGGACAATTTATCGGATAATAGATAAGTTCTCAAGTAAGGTGGATGTTTAGGGGGGGCGGAATTATTCCGCTCTTTTTTTGTTTTGAAAAAGTTGCTGACAAAGCGTGTCAGTGGAATAGACTTCTTATTTTCTTCAAGCCGTATCATGTTTTCTACCTTTGTTACAAACAATTATGTGATATGGCTAAATTATACATTAACAAGGACATTGTAGCTGATAAGGATAAAATGGAAAATTGGTATTTGACCGGTGACGAGGGGCTTTCGTTTCCGGATATCCAATACTTCCTTTCATGGCTTGACCCGGCTGACCCTAAAATTGACATTGAAATCCATTCGTGCGGCGGTGATACGGTTGAGGGGTATGCTATTTATGATGCATTACGTGCGTCGGGCAAGGAAATATCTTGTACCGTTGTTGGACGATGTGCTTCTATGGCTACCATCATTTTGCTTTCTGCTCCACTTGAACGCAGAAAAGCTTATCCTCATGCAAAGTTTCTCATCCACAAACCATATTTGGCAAGATATGATGATTTATTGGACCTTGAAACTATAGAATCCATCAAGTCAAGTCTGGAAGCGGAAAAGGATAAGATGATGGCTGTATATGTTGAACGGACAGGAGTTGAATCGACCATTTTGGAGGTCCAGATGAACAAGGAGGCATGGTTTGGCGGTGAGGTTGCAAAACAACTTGGATTTATATCTGATGTTCTTATACCGACTACAGCAAAAGGAACTGATTATAAACTTAATAGTGAGAAAATGAACAAAGAGAAACAAGTAACGGTAAAGCAATCTATCATTGACAGACTGCTTGCGAAATGTGGCTACCAGAAGATAGAAGACATTCCGGTAGTATCTATGGAACTGACAGATGCCGAAGGTAATACACTGACGGTGGAACGTGAAGAAGGAGAACCGCAGGTGGGAGATGCGGCATCCCCCGATGGCGAGCATGTTATGCCCGATGGTAAGACTATCATTGTAACAGACGGAGTGATTACAGAAATCAAAGACCCGGAAGAAGCAAACGGTGACGAGGAGATTGAAGCTTTAAAGGCGCGCATTGAAGAACTTGAAGAGGAAAATGCGGCATTGAAAACCAATGCCCGTACAGTTGAGGACAATAAGATACTGAATGCTGTAAAGATGGCAGGAGGTGAGAATTGGCTAGCAAAACATTGTTCAACCTATAGAGTCTCTTTGCGTACCCAATCCTTCAAGAATACTGTTGAGACACAAGCAAGTGCAGAGGAGACACCTATTCAAAGAAAGTTGAGAGAGGAAAGGGAGAAGAGAACTAAAAAGTAAAGAAAGGAGAATTGAGTATGCCTATTTTAGATTTTTCAAAATTGACGCCAGACAATCAGGCGGTGAAGGATTTGAAAGACTTGATTGAACTGACAGTCTTTCAAAATGAGGATATGGAGCGTTTTATGACGTTCATGCCTAAAGTGACCAATGGCAAGAAAGTTGGCTTCATCGGTGAGATGGAGGATGTAGGTATCGCAGGTGCCGGATGTGACCCTGAATATCAAAAAGTGGCTATCGCTGCCGCCCAGAAAGTATGGGAAATTGGCGACTGGCAAGTTCCGTTGGAAATGTGCTATGAGGATTTGGAGAATACTATTGCAAAGTACTGCTTGAAGACCGGTACCAATATTGCGGACCTTACTTCTACTGAATATATGGATGGGATTGTCCTTCCAAAACTGACGGAAGCAATGATGAAAATGTTATGGCGCTTCACTTGGTTTGGAGACAAGGATGCCGCTAATATTGACGGTTCCGGTCAAATTACGGATGGATTGAATGTAGAATTGTTCAAGACATGTGACGGTTTCTTTAAACGCCTGTTTGCCATATGTGCAGAGAATTCCGGTCAGCATACCGTTATATCAGCCAACTCTGAAGCATCTTATGCTTTGCAGAAGTCCAAGATGAAAGAATTGGGGGCTGCTACATCTGTGTTTGACACGATGCTTGAAGATGCGGATAGCCGTATTTTCCAGAAGTCCGGACATGCAATTTTTGCTACAAAATCATTATGTGATTCTTTGTCACGTGATGTGAGGGAGAAATATAAGGTTATTATGCCTTGGACGGTCATTTTTGACGGCCTTGAAGTAGGAGAGTATGACGGCGTTACGGTCGTAAAATGTTCTATTTGGGATAGATTTATTCAAGCGTATCAGAACGATAAAACGAAACTGAACCTTCCTCACCGTGCGGTTCTATGTTCTCCGGACAATTTAATGTACGGTTGTGAAGGCGATAACCCGATATCTGACCTTGATATCTGGTTTGAAAGAAAACCCCGTAAGAATTATATCTATTCTACTGGTAAACTCGGTTCTATGATTGGCGAGGACAACTTGGTGCAAGTAGCATATTGACAAAAGGAGGTATTCTATGGGAGTATGTGATGATATTTTAAAGAAAGATATTGTTCCGTCGTGTGATGATCCAGTAGTACAAGGATTGGAGCAGGAAGGGGTAATAATGAATCGTGCGGATGTGGACTTTGCAGCCACAGTATTCAATTCTACAAAAAAGAATGTGATTGAAACGCTGGCTATGAAAACCGGGAAGAAGGCTTATAAGGTTGTTGTTCCTGGTAAAAATCCATTTACGGGTACAAAGACCTCATTAGTGGCTGGCACATATCGTAGTTCGTTTACCAATACTGTCGCGATTGTGATATTGGCAAACGATCCGGATGTATGCGCTGATGTTATTGACGGATTGGCTAACGGTACCTATGTTGTGGTGTTGGAGAATAAATATAAGGGTTTACAGAAAGAAGGAAACCCTGGTGATGCCGCTTTCCAGGTGTATGGTTACTACCAAGGGCTTACAGCTACAGCTATCGACAACGATAAGTATAGCGAGGATACTGAAGGTGGATGGGCTGTTACCTTGGAAGAGCAGAAAACGCCTAAATCTGCATTATTCTTGTTCAAGACGAGTTATGAAGCAACTAAGACTGCTGTCAACACTTTGACGGCTGAACCGGCAGCATAGGAGGGAATATGCTTGTCTTGGAGATGGTTGATAAGTTGAAGAGATTGGGGGATAAGGTCTCCCTTTCTTCTTCTGATAAATCAGACATTGAACTGATGTTTCATGAAGTTCTTGGTAGGACATTTACCAAGACCTCATGTGGTGATTGCTATCGTGACGCTGTGATTGAAATGTATTCGTACTTAAAAAGATATGGAAAAATGAAAGAAAAATCAAGTTATGCATTGAAAAATGGTGTATTGCTCCAAGTAGGCTTTGGAAGTAGTGAAATGTACACCAACAACAATCTTACTGACGAAGCGGCAGAAAGGTATCTTGCGGAAAATCCTAAAGGGATAGTCTTTTTTGCTTCAACGCCTTCCGATTGGGAGAAAAGGGTTGAAAGACGGATGAGTCCTGCTTTACCATTGGATGAAACTTTGGTTTCAGAATTGGTGAAAGCCTTTGAAGTGGAAGGTGCTACTTCTGAGTTTGTGAGAGATGCGTTCAAGACTTATAAACTGAACGGGAAGAAAGTTACAGCTAAAGTATTGGATGCTCATATTAAAGAGGCTCAATCTGTAGTTGACTCTAAGCAGACTATAGAAGCCGTAGAAACGGTGAAATAAAGAATAACCTCACGGAACGATGAATGTAAATGAATTAAAGAAGAAGAGTAATAGGCGTGTTGACACGGGCTATTTACGTAATCTTGGCATCCAAAGCTACGGTGATGATAATTTATATCCCCAACATCTAAGAAATATCATCGCTGCGAGTTCAACGGGTAGCGAATGTGCAGAACGTTATGCCAATTTCATAGAGGGAAATGGGTTTCGTGAGGTTGCTTTTTCTGAATATGTGGTTAACCGCCGTGGAGATACGGCAGATGACATCCATGCTTTCGTCTGCAAGGATGTTGCTGATTACGATGGGATGGCGATACATGTTAATTATAATATGTTCGCAGATATAGTGGAAGTACAGCACATCCCCTTTGAAAATTGCCGTTTGTTGGAGGAGGATGAATCCGGATATATCGCAAAAATCGCAGTTCATCCGGATTGGACAGGAAAGAAAACCCGTCAGGGAAAAGCCATAAAGGTAATACCAGAAAATGTGGAGTTTATAGATGTATTTAATCCACGTAAGGAGGTGGTCTATGCGCAAATTCGGGCTGCCGGAGGGATTGAAAACTATAAGGGGCAGATACTATGGATTAGCAACACAGGGAAATTCGTGTATCCTATCGGAAGAGCTGACCGTGTGATTACGGAAATGAGTACGGATGAGGGATTAGCCAATGTGAAGTATCGTAATGTGCGTTGTAACTTCATGCCTTCCGGGATGATAATTACAAAGAAAGGTGCTTCTTCGGTACGTTTTGATGAAAACGGAAATCCTATAAAAGAGGATAGGACTAATGAAGATACTGGTTTTTCTGATACTATCGTGCAATTACAAGGAGACACCAATGCGACAAAGGTCTTAGAGGTAACCTTGGAATCTGATGAAGAAAAACCGGAGTTTGTGGATATTAGTCCTAAAAATTATGATAAGGAGTTTACCGTTACTGATGCCAGTGTGGTTGAACGTATTTATTCGGCTTTCGGGCAGGAGCCTTGGTATTGTATCCGGATTGGTAAGGTTGGTTTTTCTGGGGATATATTGGAAGATGCTTTTGAATACTATAACTCTATTGTGTCAAAGCAACAACGCATGATTGAACGGGCTTTTCAGAAAATTTTTGCGCATTGGTATGAACCTCTCAATCCTTCCAATGACTTTAGTGTACAACCTCTTAAATATATAAGAAATGCTGCGATGTCTAATAACAACAGATGAGGTCTATAAGTTGGCTCGTACGATGTCAATACACATCGATACGGAAAAGATAGAGGCATATATTCGGGAGTCGGAGAACATTGATTTGAAGTCAGCTTTGGGTGATGCTTTATTCTTAGATGTGAAAGAACATCCGGAAAATTATAGTGAGTTGCTTAATGGTAGTTCTTATACCATAGAATGTGGAGGCAAACGTTCCTTTGTAGGGCTGAAAACGACATTGGCATATTATACCTATGCTCGTATCGTGAAAAATGGAGATGGAAATGTCACCCGTTTTGGATTTGTCAATAAAGATAACGAATATTCATCGCGTTCTGATTTTAAGGAGAAACTTATGGCTTATAATGATGCTTTCTCTGTTGCTGATAGGTATATGAAAGAATGTGTTCGGTATTTGAATGATAATAAAAAAGACTTTCCGCTGTATAGGGGAAGTGGAGGGATTAATGCTAATCGTGTAACTTTTAGAGTACTTGGTGAATAATGCCTGATACACTTGACATATTAAGGAAACTTGCTCTACAGATAAGGAACGCCTCTTCTGAGGGAGAGAATACCGCAGAGAGGGTTGGACGGACATTTATTGGCATTCTTGAACTCATTCAACAAGGAATGAGCATCGAAGAATTATCAAAGGTGTTCCTTCGAAAAGACCAGGCTGACGGCACCCCCTTCCCCATAACCTTCGGAGATTGGGTCAAGTTCGGCGAGTTTATCACCGGTATTTCCGGAGGTTGTATCGATAAGAATGGCATCCTTGAAATGGAAGAGGGCATTTTCCGCAAACGTCTGTTTGTTCCGGAGATTGCCTATAACCGTGTGACCTATTTCAAAGGCAGAATGTGCGCCTCTCCCGGAGGCGGATGTACGGTCAAGGAATGGAGCGACAACGGTGACGGCAGCTACACCATAACTCCTGACCTGACCGATGCCGACGGGCTGAGCCAGTTTGTGGATGACATTCTGACCACCTACTTCGTCACCAAGAACGCCGAAGGCAAGCTGCAGGGGTTCGAGGAGATGAAGTTCCGGGTGACTTCTGCCGATTACACTGCCAAGACATTCGTCATGACGCCGAAACCGGGTACCGACTGGAAGCCGGGGGATGCGATGGTACTCGCCCAGACGGGTAACTTTACAGACCCGGAACGGCAGACGTACATCCTGATTGATACGGTTAACGGCAACAACTGCATCACTTTCTTCGACCACGCCAATACCTGGGATGTCGAGCCGGCACAAGAGATGTCGTGGATTGGCAAGAAGAAAGGCAGAACAGTTCACGGCATTCCGGCCGACAACTACTCGGCTGTTTTTCGCCACGTCATCATGTCCGGCAAGATATTCCAGGTGGATGACATCACCGGCGAGGCTTTCCGGGTACCGCTATTTAAAGGTACGTGGAAAAAGGGTGAGAAGTATGCCTATTATGATGAGGTGACGCATAACGGCAGCTCATGGATATGTGTCAATGAGAAAGGCACGTCTACAGAACCGGCAGACGGCAATGCCGACTGGCTGAAATATGCGGCCAAGGGAGAAAGCGGCAAGGGTATCAAGTCTACCGATGTGGAATACGCGATATCGGTGTCTAATGTCATTGCCCCGGTGGACGGTTGGCAGACTACCTCCCCTGAATGGGAAGCCGGCAAGTATATCTGGTCGCGGACG